CTTGGAGCAGGATATTCTTTGATTATGTCTAAGAGATTCGCTTTATGGCAAGTGCCAAGTGATGCTTACTTAGCATCTGACAGATTAACTGGCAACAATGGAAGTTTACGTTACACCGCAACTAACTCTTAAAAATGAGTTGTTTTGACGGAATCGTAAAACTCAACGGTTGCTCAATTACAGAGGTGCCGCAGGCTGTTTATTCTTTAAACAGCCTGCCCGGCATTTCATTAAAATCATTTGAGCAAGTTGCCAATAGTGAGCAACAAAACTACATTGGCGTATGGAATGCTATCAATGAACGTGCTGAGGCGCGTATGAAGAATCAAATTATATCGTACATGTCAACCCGTTACGATATTAAAAGAGTGCGTAGGACAGTCGATGTGTTTGGCGATGATGAGTTACCGACAACAAGTAATAATCTGTTCAAGGGCATCGTTATCAATTCGGCTTACACACTTGTAGACAATTGGAAGATTAGCCCATTGCAAACAACAAGCGTTGACAAAATAAGATTTTACAAGTCAAGCACCACAACTGCAACGACAATTGATGTAAAGTTTTTTAATTATTTATCTAAGGAAGTACTATTCACTAAGACTTTAACCGTTGCAAATATGGTTAATGGATGGAATGAATTCTCTATACTAAAACAATTTGATTGCGCTATTTTGGCCATCGGATTTTTAGACACAAACATTAACGGTGTTACTTATTCGACCACCGACTCCGATACCTTTTTTGCCAGTTGCTTTAGTGCTTATTATGACTGCGGAACATGCGGTCAAATCAATGGTTTTGTTTCATCAAATACAAGCGTAAACGGAACACTAACATATAACACAATCGCTGATTCATTACAAGTATTGTTAACGCTTGGATGCAGCTATGATTCTGCGGTGTGCTCAAATAGAATGCTGTTTGCTGAAGCGTATTGGTATGCATTAGGCATTGAGTTTATGACCGAGCGTTTATATTCGGAAAGAACAAACTTCTATACAACCGTTAAACGTGAGGAGGCTAACGAGTTGTTAGCACTTTACACCACACGTTATGAAGAGGCAATTAAGAACGCATTAGGTGGCATCAAATTAGAATGTGATGCATGTTTAGAGTGCAATAGTCAAGTACAAGTGTTTACACAACTACCTTAATGGACATAACCTCTAACATACCATTTGTGATTGGCAATATCCTTGCTAAGTTTCGCGAACTTGGAAACCCCGAAACGGTTTCAAGGGCTGCGGCAGTTGCAATAGAGCCTGAATTGCGTTATAGAATACACGTAGAGGGAAAGAATTCAAGCGGTGCAGCAATCGGAACTTATAGCAATAGTTATTTAAAGATTCGTGAGCGTGAGAATAGAGGAACAAGCACTAAAGTAATCATATCGTTAACACGCCAACTTGAGAATGGCTACACATTAAAGGCCACCGAAAAAGGTTACACAATAGGCAACACATCGCCCGCAAACGAGGAGATAATCGGTCACTTAACTGAGAAGTATGGTGACATTTGGCAGTTAACCGAACGTGAGCTCGAGATGACTCAAATCGTTGCGCAAGAAACCGCTTTATTAATTATGAACAAATGAATTTAAAGCAAGTAATAACCGAAATTGACAACGCTATAATCGCAGCGTTACCATTAACACCTAACAAGGCGTTTGGGCTTGCTGAGTTTTACTACGATGGCGAGAAGCGTTATCCTGGCATCAATATTAATGGCGAAGTAACTAACTGTTTATTGCAGGATCAATACGCAATCAGTTGGTATCATCGTTCGGAGTCATCACGTTTAACAGTAATTGAAAATAATTTTGGTGACAAGATAGATAAGGTGGAGGAAACAACGCCCGTATCGCTTGTTATCTATGCAAATAAAACATTGACATCGCAAACAATTAAGGACATATTTGTTTCGGCTATTCCCAGTGTATTAAGTAAATTAGTGTGTGAGAGCATTAACGTATTTGACTGCACATTCGAGTTAACGGAAACCGAAATGAATTCAACTTTAGTGTTTAGAGAGGAATGTTCAATACCCGATGTGAGAGTCGGTCTAAACCATGGACTGTTAGCAGTTCGATACGAAATCAAACAAACATATCGCAGAGGATGCACAGTCATTTGCGAATGCTAAAAACAAATAATCATGGCATATTATCCATCGGGTTGTGATGAAAACATTACCGCCCACAGTTGTGGTGCTTGCGGCGTTGAGTTATCTCGCGTTAGAGGAACTGCATTTATAAATAAAAGCTATTACCCAACATTATCTACTGACTTCGAAGATGAAGCACTATGGAATGCGGGCATAGCATCAGGCGCAATCATTGTATATCCTGAAACACAAGGCGAATTTGATGGCGGAACACCTAACATGGGCCAAGGTTATGGCGACACAGAGGAGAGTTTAAATTCTTACACTTTCTTATTATCGTTTAAAGACCCTAACTATGTTGGTAACAGAAACCATTACAATAGCGTTAAGGGCTCACGTAATTTTCACGTAGCTTTTAGAAGTGAAACAGTGCTTGCCATCAGTGATGAGCCTTGCACAATCGTACCAAAGAATCCAATCGCAAACGACTTAAAAGTTGAGCGCACTTGGGATGTAGAAGTTAAGTGGACATCTGACAACTTCCCTGAAGAGTCGGCTATTCCTGCTAACTTGTTTACTTGTTACGTAGTTTAATCATTGGCGGTAACACCCCGTAAGGTGGCCGCCTTTAATACTTTAAAATAATGGCATTCTATCCATCAAATTGTAATACTATTGAAAGTCACAACGCTTGTGGATGCGGGATTGAACTTGCACGCATTCGTTCGGTGGCATTGATACACAAAACATTTTACCAACAGTTAATGACTGACCCCGAATCTGCATTGATTTGGCAAACAGGCATAAGTGGAGGTTTGATTATAGTGTTGCCACAAACACATGGCGAGTATAATGGTGGCAGCCCTATTGTTGGGCGTGGCTTTGGTTGGAGTGATGAAACATTGATTGCTTATAATTTTGAAGTAAATTATAAAGACCCCGATTACGTTAGTAACTTACCGCATTACAATTCGATTACGGGAAGCCGCAACTTTTACTTAGCGTTTTGCTCGGAAACATTGATGCGAATATCACAAAGACCAGGCACATTGATTGCAACAAATCCGATTACAAGTTCATTAAAGGATGAGGTAAACTTTGTATTGAATTACAAGTGGATACACGATAAGATGCCATTGGAGTTTAGCATTCCAGATGGCGTATTTGTTTGCGCCCCATCGGTGGTGTATGGTGCAAGTTTCGATAATAGTTTTGATGAATCCTTTGATATACCTTAGACATGGCACAAAAGAATAGGGCAAACATGCTCACAGATATTGTAAGCAATATCTTTAACAATTTAATAAACTTTATTACCGGTCAGAACGCTCAAGATAGGTTTGTAAACTTACTTGATAGTAGCCCAAATATATTAAGCGACAAAGACCAAGCGAATGGGTATGTGGGTGTAGGCCCAACATTAGAAATATTCTCAAGTTATTACGATGAGGAAATTTCAAGAACAGATTTGATTACCGAATTGACTGCTAACTTAGCGGTTGGTGGTAAGTTTTACAGAATAAACGATGCAGTTGGAAGCACGATAACATTATTAGTGATTGCGGAAAGTAACTTAAACTTATATTCAATAGGCACAGACATTACAACGGGTGAGCAAGGCACATACGATATAACAACTGATGTATTTACACCCATAGTAGTTAGTGGCACACCCGACCTCCAACAAGTAACAACTGCGGGTTCTACAACATCAGTAGGTATTACAGTTGACAATGGAACTGAAAGCGTTGAAATTAAGCACGACCGAATAAAAATAGTAAACGCATCTTCAGGCGAAGCAACAATAACATCTCCAACACTTGCAACTGCAACTGAATTTAGAATACCAGATAAAGCAACAAGCCCGCAAACCTTTGCGATGTTGGAGGATGTAACGGGCCTTTCATTTGTTCCTTATACTGGTGCAACTGCTGATGTCGACTTGGGTACTCATTCATTAACTGCTGATACAATTGGTATAGGTACACCCGCAGGTGCTGAAAAATTGCATATTGATGGTGGGGCTACAACTGTACGAGTAAAAATTGATGCAGATAATGGAGTTAATAGAATTTTGTCTTTTAGAACTGATGATGTTCAACGATGGGCATTACGTGTTGATGGCATGGAGTCGGGTAGTAATAGCGGTGCAGATTTTCAACTTAGAAGATATAATGATGCAGGAGCTTATATAGATAGCCCAATTGCTATAAATCGTGCCAATGGAAACATTACAACTGCTCAAAATATAAATGGAGCAACACCAACGGAATTAGGTTATTTAAGTGGTGCAACAAGTGACATTCAAACGCAAATCAATGGTAAACAAGCTACATTAGTAAGTGGTACAAATATAAAGACAGTTGAAGGAAACACATTATTAGGCAGTACTCCAATAGTTGTTTCAAGAGAAATTCAATTAGCGTGTAGTGATGAAACAACTGCATTAACAAGCGGAACTGCAAAGGTTACATTCAGAGCACCAAGAGCAATGGTAATTACTGGTGTAAGAGCATCATTAACAACTGCTCAAACAAGTGGCAGTATTTTTACAGTTGACATTAACGATAGCGGAACATCAATTTTAAGCACAAAGTTAACAATTGACAATAACGAAAAAACAAGCGTAACAGCAGCAACACCTCCAGTAATAAGTGATACTGCAATAGCTGATGACGCTGAAATTACTATTGACATTGACCAAGTTGGCGATGGTACTGCAAAAGGTTTGAAAGTCACAATACTCTATACGATATGATAATAAATCCTTATAGTTTTGGAGCTTCCGCCTACCTACCATTAACAACTGCGTGGATAGCAGCAACATTGGAAACCGACCCCACGATTTTAAATGCTTTAAACACATTTGAGGCAGGTTTAATTGCGAATAGTTTGACAACTAAATTCAATGCTATATATCCATTTGTTGGAGGTGATTCGACTAAGCACCGATATAACTTTATTAATACATTAACATTCCAATTAACATTTATAGGAGGCTGGACACATAATGCAAATGGTGCTACAAATTCGATAACTGGATATGCAACAACTGGCATTATACCAAGCACAACACTATCTTTAAATGATAATCATTTAAGTAGTTATATGGGCATAACATCTAATGCTAATTCAGATATTGGTTCTTTTACAACAGCATCAACAAGAATACTTGAATTAGATACAAGAACTACTGGTTTATTTAGATACTTTGGAAATGATGCTACAACGCTTCAAGTGGCAACTACTGACAATAAAGGGTGGTCATTAGGTACAAGAACGGCATCAAATGTAAAAACTATTTACAAAAATGGTGTTAGTGTTGGAACTAATAGCGTTGCTTCTGTTGGATTGCCATTAGTGGGAATTTATTTAGGAACAAGAAATGTTGATGGTGTAGCCGCTACAAGTTCTGTAAATCGCCATCAATTTGACTCAATAGGCAGCGGATTAACTGCTGGTGATGCATCAACATTGTACACGTTAATTCAAGCAATGCAAACAAGTTTAAGTAGAAATGTATAAAATGAAGCTAACACAACTAACAGAAGAAGAAAAGCTAACCTACGTTGGACTTCTAACAGAAACTCAAAAAGACCAATTAATCGGGCAGTTATATGCGCCCTATTCTTACTACAATCCTATCCAAGATATTGACAATAATTGGATAATTTCAATTGAAGAAATTGAACAAACAACAACACCAGAATTTATGTGGGTAAAAGAATTGCCTATGATACTTTATATTCCTAAACAATACGAAATTACTTTATGATGCATTCACACCACCCCGACAATAGCATTTTAGTCATCATTACATCGGTTATCATTCAAGCAGGGGTATGGACATCAGACTGGTTTGGCAATATGAATTTAGTCGGCATCTATGACACGATTTACGATGGTGCTAAATTAGGTGCATTAGTAGTATCAATGTGGGCATCGTATCGTGTTGCAAAAAAAAACAAGAATGAGTAAGGAAATGGTATTGCTTATAGCACTATTATCAATAGTAATAGTTGGTATTGTATATTGGTATTACGTGCAAGATCGTGAATATAAATCGTTGATAGAACGGTTGAAACAAGTGCCTATGGTTTGTGCGATATTAGTTTTTTTGGGAATGGATGACAAATAACAAAGCCCTCACATTTCTGCAAGGGCTATGAATCTAATAAATAACTAACATTGAACGAGGCAAAGATAGTAATTTAAAATAAACTTCCTTGCACTGTTGGTAAATAACTTGCATCATATCTAATATTATTACCTTTTGGATATGGTTGTTGTTTATATTTTATTAGTTGTTTCATTTTCTTTACTTCTCTTTTATCTCCTAAAAAATAAAAGTATCGATGCTTCCTTGCCCTATCAATCATATAAACATTTTCTTCTCCAAACTTCTTTTTTAGCAGTTCAACTTTGTTTATATGTCCATCTTCTCCATCGCTTCTTCCAACCATATCCATTATTGAAGCAGAGTGCATATGTTCATACCCTTTTACCATATAGTCTTTAAATTCTGCTGATAAGCCAGTATAAAACCAATTTGTAGCTTGGTAAATATATCCGTGATGGTTTTGACTACTATCTGCATAGCTTACTAATACTTGTGGATTTGGTAGCATTTTTAAACTTTCAGCTACAAAAAAAGATAATGTGTTTTTTTCTAATCCCTCATTCACAACAAGCCTATTTAGTTCTAAAAACTGCTCTTGATATTCTCCATTAAATGCGTTTTTTACTAAAGTATGAGCAACTGGTCTGCCATAACAAACTATTCCATTAAGTATATTATTTTCATTAAACAATCCAAAAGCATAGCTTATACTTGGTATTCTTTTTGCATAGTGCTTATGAATTAACCAATCTTTGCATTGAAAATTATCAATTGATTTTACTGAATACTTTTGTTTTATGCTCATTGTTTATTAAATTAAAAAACCTCAATCAATGCGAGTAGGAGGTCGCACCAATCAAGGCTTTTGTTAAAATTTCGTTTCGTTGCTCCTACACAACGGGGCAAAGATAAGAATTTATTTCAAACCAACAAACAACCAAAGCATAAACATTGCCCCACCAACACACCACGCTGCTACTTTACCTTTGCGTTGTTGCTTTGTTTCTTGCTTGCTTATAGCTAACAACGTGCTATCGGTTACGTTTTCAGCTTTGTAAGCAACTATTAAAGAATCCTTAATAGTACTTCCATCAGCGCAAAGTTGAAATGCAGTAAACAACGCAGCATAACTACTATCCTTTACGTTAATTATCTCATCACACAGAACAAACACCGTATCGCACTCTTTTGGAAGAGTTTGGCGCAGTTTCTTCATCAATGCTATGTTAGTGTTGGTCAAAGATATTTCACGCTTTCTAATCGAATCTTTTGCGTTTGTCGCAACTTGCAGTCTTCGGTTGACATTCTCCAACTGGTTAAGTAAAATTGCTTGCTCAATGCCGAATTGCTTTTTCATTAATTCCGCTTCTGCCTTATAATCGAATGGAATCGGTTTTGGTTTGTCTTTGGCGCAATGATTAAGACCGATAATTAATAGCAGGCAAAGGACTGCGAATGTTATAATTTGGTGGTGTGGTTTCATATTGTTATTTTTTATACCATTTATTAAGCCAATCAATAAACGCTTCTGGTGTATTGACATCAACTTTAGTGTTATCTTTAAGCGTTAGAATTTTATCTACCTTTTCATAAAGCCACCATTGCACATCATTAAGAGCCTTTTCAAAGTCATTTTCATTTTCGGTAAACATTAGCGCAATGCTTTCTTCAAGCAAATTAATACCGTTTTCATAATCAATTAAATCTATACCTAAATCCTTTAACTTATGGTGTGTTTGCTGAATTTCTTTAATTCTTTTAAGTGTTTTTACTGCAAATTCTTTTTTCATATTGTTTGTTTTAGCACCCAACACTACCATCCTCAACTTTGGTGGGGCTTGGTGGTGGCGGAATGGTTTTGTTTAGTTTTTCAATATAGATTCTGTTTTTTAATCTATTAATGCAGTCGCATAAACCTTGTATTATCTTTTGTCCACTACAAGGCATATAGCAATGTTTTTCAATATTATTTTCAGGGTAACTCATTTGGTTTTTCGGTTGTGAATTTAGTTAAGAATTTAGTATTAATCAATAAAAATGTAGCTGCCAAGCCACCCCAAAACGCTTGCTTTAAACTGATTAATCCTTGCGTTTCTGCTAATGCTAACGATGTTTGAATGAATGGTAGCAAAACGTAAATTAAATAGTCTGCAATCTTTTTAAGTTGCTTGTTGTCTGGGCTTCTGTATTTCTGTTTTAGATTCATATCAATTAATTATTGTCCATTCAAATTTACCCTTAATATTCCATTCAACCAAAGGCATAATCAAATCGTGTTTATCTTTCCTGCGAAAATAAACGTGGTCAATCTTGCGACCACCGATAACCATAAAATCAATCTTAACAAAGGTTATTACCTCCTTGCCATTTGTGTAGCGTGTGTTGCGTGTCATACGATGGTCATTTTCCAGTTAGATAATTCGAAATGCGGTTGGTCAGAAAAGTTCTTAAAGTTACCGCCCCAAGTTAACTTGTTAGATGCTGATTGCAGTAACTCCCAAAACTCTTTAAAATGCTTTGCAGAATAGTCAAGTTCACGTTTACCAACCTTTACAAATGCTATATCAAAGGCTCTGGAGGGGTAGTGGTTATGGGGTGACTGCGAGGCTCGGGCTTGGGTTATCTTTGGTCGCTTATGATAGTACACTTCCTGCATTGCATTGTTTCTATAAGTGCATACAATGATAACGTGAACATCGTTGTGTGTTGCGTTAAATTGCGCTTCTGCTTTTTTGTAAGCATTGGCAAGTGTTGGGTGTAGGTCTTCTAATAACCTGCTTTCAAAGGGCTTGGTTTCATCTTTTGGTTTCATAGGTTGTTTTATAAATTTTGTTGTAGTATTGTTCTCCATAATGGCTTGTTCCTGCTGCTGTA